CGAGATCACAGGCGCGCCCGACCTGACTGCAGCCTTCCGCGAAGTCCGCGAGGACATGGCGCAAAAGGTCTCGCGCCGCATGGTGGTCGCTGGCGGCAAGGTGATCACCAACCGTGCCAAAGCGATTGCCAAGGCAAACGGATCGGTGATCACCGGCGCCAAGGTCGAGAACATCGCCATCAAGCGCGAGCCCAACGCCCCGGACGGGACCGCGCAGTATCACATCGGTGTGCGTCACGGCCGCGACCAGACCAAGCGCGTACAGGCCAAGGGGCAAAAGCGCCTGGTCGTGAGCCGGGGTCGCATCAAGGTTCGGCGTGACAACGATCCGTTTTACTGGAAGTGGGTCGAGACCGGCCGCCGTGTGGCGCCTGCATCGGTCAAGTCTGGCGTCACGACATACACGCAGCGGCTTCGCAATGGCCGCGTGGTAGTGCGCACGCGCAAGTACGAGGCCACAAGCCTGCGAGCGCGCCGGCGGGCTGCCTCGCAGGGCGTGGTCGGCCGCAAGCCGTTCATTGAGCCCGCGCTGCAGCAGGAGCGTGACAACGCCATCACGGCCATGGACCAGGCGCTGCAGCGCTACCTGGCCAGCGAAAGAAAGAAGGGAGGCGCATGACTGCAGGCCCGAGCATCCATCAGCGTCTGCTGCCTGCTCTCAAAGCGGTGCTGGCCAATACCTGGTGGCTTGAGCTGCCGGCTCGCCCGACTTGGCCGGCGGCTGTTTTCAGCGTCGAGACGGCACCGGAGCCCGGATGGTGCGCCGGCGGCGGCTACGACGCACACGACGCCACGGTGATCGTGCTCAGCCGCAGTGCGGTCGAGCTGGACACCCTGCTGCCGACCAGCGGCGGCGGCAGCGTGCGCGCGGCTGTCGAGGCCATGGAGCACTACCAATGGGAAGTGGGCTGCGAGGACGCGGACTATGAAGACGATCCGCAGGTCTACGCCCGCGCCCTGATCGTGCGCTTGCGCACGCCCCGATTCACCACAGCAAAGGACACGCCATGACGGCAAAGAAAGACAAGGACGAGGCAGTGCACACGTCTGCACCGGCCCCGCAGAACGCCAAACCGGCGAAGCCTGCGCACCACCAGGCCACCACGCTACCGCCCCCGGATGCGTTCCACGGCAAGGCGGGCCGCTACGTGCGCGACCCCGCCACCGGCCTGCGCGTGCCGCAGGACTGAACGCTGGCCCTATCCCTCAAACTCTGAAAGGAACCCCCATGGCAAAGTCCATGAAACAGATGCTTCTGCTGGCCATGGTCCAGACGGCGGCGGGCACTGCGGCCACGCCCACGGCGGCGGCCAATGCCATCCTGTGCCGCGCGCTGATGCCCGAGCCCATCACGGCCGACCAAGTGGCGCGCGATCTGATCCGCCCTTACAAGGGCAACAGCGGCAAGCTCACGGCCGGCGAGCATCGCAAGCTGTCGTGCGAAGTGGAAATCGCCGGCAGCGGCACGCCAGGCGTGGCGCCTGCCTATGGCGACCTGCTGCAGGCCTGCGGCTTCGCGGAAACCGTCACGGCCGGCACTGATGTGCAGTACACGCTGGTGAGCGGCGGTGAGCCGCTGCTGACGCTGTATGGCTATCTGGATGGCACGCTGTTCAAGATCGTGGACGCCAAGGGCACGGTCAGCTTCGAGCTGAACCCCAAGGGCATCCCCGTCATGAAATTCGAGTTCCTGGGCGCTTACTCCAAGCCGGAGGAGGGCGCCATGCCCACGGGCGTGGATTACTCGAAGTTCATGCAGCCCAAGGTCGTTGGCAAGACCAACACGCCCACGCTCACCATCTTCGGGCACAGCGCCTGCACCAGCGCGTTCTCGGTCAACCTGGCCAATCAACTGAACTGGCGCGAGCTGGTCAACTGCGCAGGCGCGGCCAGCCCCGACCGCCAGCCCACGGGCTCCATCACCATGGAGTTTCCGAAAGTCACGACCAAGGACTGGACCGAGATCGTGCGCAACAGCGAGCGCGGCCCGGCCGTGATCGTCCACGGTGTGGACCCCGGCAACATCGTGGAGCTGCAGATGCCCAACATCCAGCCCGGCCCGTTCACGCTCAGCGATGACCAGGGCGTCGCAATGATGGCCTTGCCCTTCGACCTGGTGCCCATCGTCGGGGACGACGAACTGGTGCTGATCGTGCGCTGACGTGCTTTCCCTTCCCCTGTCGCCAGAGGCCGCCTTGTGCGGCCTTTTGCTTTTGGTGCTCGCACGGGTTGCCCTGCGTCGCCTCATTCGCTTTCTTTTTCAACAGCTTAGGAGTTCATCCATGTTCAGCCTCACCCCCTCGGAAACCTTCAAGGAAACCGTCAAGATCCAAGTCAAGACCGAAAGCGGCTCTTGGCGCGAAGAGTCGTTCACAGCAGTCTTCCTGCGCTCCGAGGAAGAGCGCCGCCAGGAACTGCACAACAAGCCCTTCGCGGAAGTCGTGGAGGAGTTCCTTGTGGGCTGGGAAATGAAGGATCTGCAGCGCCTGCCGGTCGAGTTCAACCCGGACAACAAAGCCGCGTTCATGCGCTTGCCTGCCGCCGTGCGTGAAACGGCCATCACATACCTGCGCACGAACGCGGGCGCCAAAGAAAAAAACTGATCGAGGCCGCGCGCTGGTGGGCGGGCGTACGCCCGCAAGCCGTCGATCCCTTCGCGCCGCAGGAATCCATGCTGGAGGCCATGCGCGCGATGGGCGCGCCGGCGAAAGACATCGAGCGTGTGGCCGAGGCCATCGAGCAGCAGCGCGCGGCCGTGCCGACGCAGCCCGAGGAGTTCGGGGTGTACCGCGAAAACTGGGCCACGGTGCAGGCCTGGATTGCTTTGGAAACCCAATGGAACTGGTTGTCTCCACCCGTCAGTGCGTTCGCAGGCGTTGGCATGCCTGTGCGCACCGGCTTGAACTATGCCGGCGTAGCTGCCTGGCTTGAGCTGTTTGTGCCTGTTCGGCAACGGCGCAGCGTCATGCAAGGGCTGATGTTGATGGAGCGGGCCGGCATGGCAGCGCTCATTGAAATTCGAAAACAAGAGGAGGGCTAGCTATGTCGGCATTGGGATCGCTGGTCGTCAAGCTCGCGCTGGAGTATGCGCAGTTCAGCCAGGGGCTGCAGTCCTCGGAGCAGGAGGTCAAGCAGCACGCCAAGCGCGTGCAGGATGCCTATGACAACATGGCCGCCGGCGTGTCGTCGCGCATGGACAGCCTCAAGGGTTCCATCTTGGGGGCCATCGGTGGCGCCATCAGCGTAGTCGGCATCACCTCGGCCATCTCCAAGATCAAACAGGAGACCATCGACGCCGAGAAAGAGCAGACCCAGCTCGCGGCGGCGATCAAGTCCACGGGCGGCGCCGCAGGTTGGAGCATCGAGAGGCTCAACGCGATGGCCGACAGCATGGAGAAGACCAGCACTTTCAGTGCGGGTCAGATCAACCAGGCGCAGACCCGCATGCTCAGCTATGCGGGCGTGGTTGGCGAGCAGTTCCCGCGCGCTATGCAGGCCGTGATCGACATGTCCGAGCGCATGGGCTACGAAGTCACTGCCTCGGCCGAGACCATCGGCAAGGCGCTGGACGTGCCCAGCGAGGGCCTGACTGCGCTGTCAAAGCAGGGCTTTCGCTTCACCGACGCTCAGAAAGAGCTGGTCAAGCAGTTCGAGCGCACGGGCCAGTCGGCCAAGGCGCAGGAGATCATCCTGCAGGCCCTGGAGTCGAGCTACGGCGGCGCCGCCCAGGCTGCGCGCGACACGCTGGGCGGTTCGCTGACGGCCGTCAGCAATACCATCAACAGCCTCATGACTGCGGACAGCGCGAGCCTGCCAGGCCTGCGCGATAGCGTCGAGGGGCTCAACAGCACGCTCAACAGCGATGACGTGCGCAACGGCTTTCAGACGCTGATCAGCGGGCTGATCGACGTGGGCAGCTTTGCCGCCACCAGTATGGCGGGCATCGTCAAGCTGGGCCAGGCCGTGGCCGAGCACAAGGGCGAAATCGGCGTCGTGCTGGGCATGATTGCCGGCACGGCCACGGCGGCCGGGGCGTTGCAGGTTGCCAATGCCATCGGTGCCGCTGGCGGCGTGTGGGGTGCATTGACCAAGGTGCGTGGCGCGGTGATCGCGCTGAGCCTGGCACTGGCGGCGAACCCCGCCACTCTGGTGCTGCTGGGCATTGGTGCGGCCACGGGCGCGGCCATTGCGTCGAACCTGGGTGACCCTGTGGGAGACAGGCTCAGCAAGGAAATTGAATTTCAGACTGAGCGCCTGGCGCAGGCCGAGGCCCTGCTGGCCCGCGCCGGTGGCCCCAAGGGGCAGATGACGGCGAAGCTCGAAGAGCGCATTGCCGGCATCAAGAGCCATCTGGATGTTTTGCGGACAGCTGCAGGCGCGGCAAAACCGGCAGTGGAAGACGTGGCGACCGAGGTTGCTGGTGTGGCCGCCGCCGCGAATAGCACACAGGTTCCTTTGGGTCAGTCGGAAGACTGGATCAAGAAGTACGGCACAGCGGCCCAGAAAGCAGCGCTGGAGGTCGAGGAGTGGAAACGCAAGCTCGGCTCTGCATTCACGCCCGAGATGCAGCGCCAGGTCGAAGAGACCTATGCAAAGCAGGATGCGGGGGCCAAGGCCAGCGCGCAGTCGGCCAAGCAACTGCAGACGGCTTATGACAACCTGCTGCAGTCCATTGCTGAAAAAGTCGGCGAGCAACAGCAAGAGCTGAAGAGCGGCGAGAAGCTGGCCGAGTCCGACAAGATCCGCATCAAGTTCAACGAGGACCTCAAGGACTCGCTGAAAGGGTTGAGCGAGGCGCAGCGTGCCAACGTCCTTGCGAAGATCGACAGCTTGGCCGCGTTGGAGAAAGAGAACGCGGCACAGAAGGAGTTCCTGCGCATTGCCGAGCTGGAGCGCACCCGCCGGGTGGCCATCGCATCCGCTGCGGAGCAGACCGTTGCCAGCTTGCTGGAGAGCAACAAGACGCTGCGAGAAGAGATCGAGCTGATCGGCCTCAACGCTGAGCAACAGTCCCAGATCCTCACGCAGCGGCAGCTGGCAATCATCCTGGTCAAAGAGCAGCAGCTTGCCGAGATGGAGCGTGCGGCCGCTCTGACCGGCACGATGACCCGTGAGCAGATCGCCCTGCAGCAGGAGATCGAGCTGCTGCGCGAGCGCCTGGGCCTCACGTCCATGAAGGAGTCGCGTGATGCCTCGGCACAAGCTGCCTCCGCGAGTGTCAGCGAATGGGAGAAGGGGGTCGAGCAGATCGGCCAGAGCTTGACCGACCAGCTCATGGCCGGCGGCCGATCATTTGGCGACTACCTCAAGAATCTGGCCCGCACGCTGGTTTTCAGGCCATTGATCATGGCAACCGTCAAGATGGCCATGGGTGGTGCGGCCGGTGCCCTTGGCCTGAATGTGGGAGAGGCTAAGTCCGGCGGTGCAGCAATGGGGGTGGTCAACAACCTTGGCACATGGGGTGCAGGTGCGCAAGCGATGTTCGGCTTCATGCCCGGTGCTTCCGCTGCAAGTCTGGCAGGCGCGAATGCTGTGGGCTTGGCCGGAGGCGACGCAATGGGTGCTCTCATTGCCGGCAATGGTGGCTGGGCTGGAGTTGGTAGCAGCTTTGGTGCGGCGCTCACTACCGCGCTGCCTTGGATTGCAGGGGCTGTTGCAATCTTCTCTCTGCTCAAGGGCGGGCTGTTTGGGTCGCGTGGGGCAAATCACGTCGGGGCGGCATACAGCACCACGGGCGTGGATAACGACAAAGCGGCAGAAATGCTGTTCGGGCGTGCGGCAGGCGATTGGTATGACGATTTGACCAAGCGCGGCAACAAGGATCTTGGCAAGCAGCTCGGCACGACGGTTGAGGCCTTGTCCGATGTCTACAAGTCCTTGGCCAAGTACGCTGGCGACAGTGCACGCGATATCGACATCGTTGCGGGGTTCGCAAGCAATCCCAAGTATGGCGATGAAGATTCATACGGCTACTTCAAGCTCATCGACAAGATCACTGGTGAAGTCCTGACCAGCTACACCAAGCGGGATGGCGGGCTTGGGAATGACCCGGAAAAGGCCTGGGCACAGTTCGTTGCCGACATGGGCGGCGAGCTCATCGGCGAACTGAAAAAGGCCGACATCCCGGCCTGGCTGCGGGATTCTTTCGAGGAACTCGGCGACGACATCACCCTGGAGAGCTTCAATGCGATGCTGCAAAAGGTGCAGCTCACGGCCTCGGCTATTGAGGGCTGGACACGCAACATCACCAACTTCGGGGAGCTGGGCGACAAAGCCATTGCGAAGCTGATCAAGGACATGGACGGCATCGAGAACCTGATTGCAGGTATGGATGCCTTCTACACCGGCTTCTATTCGGAAAGCGAACGGGTCGAGAACGCCGCGAAGGTGCTGGACAAGTCGCTGAAGGATCTGAAGCTGGAGATTGATCCGCGCCAGGGCCAGGCTGCAAAAGAGCAGTTCCGCAAGTTGGTCGAAGCGGCGATGGCCGCCGGCGACGTGGAGCTGCTCGCCAAGCTGCTGCCCCTGGCCCAGATGTTTGGCGAAGTCGCCGACGCTGCAGGCCGTGTGCTGGATGGGCTCAAGGATGACCGCTCCAAGCTGGAAGCGGAGTACCTGCGAGCCACGGGCCAAACGGACAAGTATCGCGAGGCCTTGCGCAAGCTGGCGACCGAGGGCATGAGTGAGGCCGAGCGCGCCGCCTGGGACTACAACGAGGCACTGCGCGCCGAAATCGCTGCCCGCGACAAGCAGGCGGATCTTGAGCGCCGCTGGCTGGAACTGACCGGCGACACGGCCGAGCTGCGCCGGCGCGAACTGGCGGCGCTGGACCCGAGCAACCGCGCACTGCAAGAACGGATCTGGGCGCTGGAGGACGCCAAGGCTGCGGACACCAAGGCGCGTGCCAATTTTGAGGCGGCCGTCAGCCGTGAGCGTGATTATTGGAGTGCCATCGCTTCCTCGTCGCAGGAGGCAATCCAGTCGCTATCCAGCTCGATTTCCTCGCTTCGCTCAAATGCGCGAGATCTGCGGGGTATGTCGGATGCTTCCGCGCAATGGGTGGCTGCGCAGGGCATGGTCTATGTAGAAAGCGCGCTGGCGGGTGTACGAAACGGCAAGAAGCTGTCCAGTTACAACGAACTGAGCGAAGCCATCGCGGCAGCGCGAGGGGGCATCTCTGCGGGCGTCTATGCGACCCAGTTTGAAAGGGAGCGTGACGCCCTGGTGCT